CCAACCTAGCCGTGTTTCAAATCATTGTATCAAATAAATTGATTGTTAGTAATCTCTTTTACTTTTGGTTTTCCAAGTAAGCGTCTAGCTTGAGCCGCCATAGAACGATACTCAGCAGGCGTAAAGATGCCATAGGTCTGGATGCCACAAATGATAGTCTTATCATTTTTAGGCTCTGGCTTTGTCAATGTGTACTTAGCAATCCACTTGGTATTGACTTTGACATACTCAACAGATAAGTCGCCTTTGTAGCGTAATTTCTTAGCCGTAGAGCCAATGGTAGCCTTAGACATACCAGTTAGCTCCTCTAGCTCATAGGTGTTCTTAGAGCCGTTCTGGAGGGCTTCAATTAGTGCTGCTTGTGTCATTTAAACCAATCTGGTCGTAGTTCTTTTAGTTGATAAATACGGAGTAAAGGAATCTTTTTCCACTGGTGAACAGCAGACCTTTCAATTCCAAAAATACGAGCAAGCGCACTTTGTGACCCTGCAAGTTTGATAGCGGTTTGTTTATCCATCTCGACAGTATAGCTTAGTTAACAAAATACAACACTAGGGAAAGTACCTATTAAATAATTGTTGACGCTTGTTCAGAAAACTTTACAATAACACTCAGCCCAAGCAAATCGCAAGGGTCTTTAAGGAGAACCAAATTGAAAAGTAAGATTATTCAGACGCTAGTTGAGTGGACATTGGCAATCATCATCTTTGGCGGCATTGGCGTAATGCTCGCATGGAGAGGTTGATGCAAACAGAACATCTAAGACGCAAGGCTCGTCAGCTTTACAACAATGAGCAAGTTCCAAGACAAGTTAACCAGTACAACCAACGCAAGTGGGTTAGGTCTGTTCTTAAACTTGGTGACAAGTGGTTACTGTCTAAGCAAGTGGAGAGAATCCAATGATTACCAGACAAGACGCAATCAAGGATTTATCACATACGCTTTACTGCTGCTACTGCTGTGAGCCAAAGACCTACGGCTCATGCTGTGGAGAGAACCACTTTGTAGAGTTTGAAGACCTCTATGAAGACAATAAAGAAACAATGATTGAAGATTATTTAAAGGAAGAATGATGGTACATAAGAAGTTAATGCAAGCAAGAATCGCCCTCCAAAACGCACCTCTCAAGAAGTCTGGTCACAACAAGTTTGCTGGTTACTCATACTTTGAGCTTGGCGACTTTATTCCCACGATCAATGCGATCTTTAACGAGATTGGCCTGTGCGGTGTAGTGTCGTATGACGCTGAGATAGCCAGTCTTACAATCACCGATGTTGACGATGGAACTAACATCATCATCACTAGCCCAATGGCTGACGCTAATCTAAAAGGCTGTCATCCTATTCAGAATCTTGGCGCTGTAGAAACATATACCAGACGCTATCTGTGGGTTACAGCAATGGAGATTGTTGAGCATGATGCTCTGGATTCGTCTGCACCTATCAAAGAAGAAAAGGTCATCATCACACCTACACAGGGTGCAACAGATAACATTCCTCCAGAGGAACTACAGTATTTGCAAGAGTTAGCAGTTGATCTAATTGCTATCTGTGAGCAAGAAGAACCTAAGAAAGCTTGGGTGAAGTTGGAGTCTGAGCATTTAGACGATCAACAAAAGGTTGCGTTATGGACACTATTGCCAAGCAAGGTGCGTAGCGCTTTAAAGAAAGCAAAGGAGTTATAAATGGAATACGACAACAATAATCGAGGAAGCCTTTTCAAGAACGACCGCAAGGACGATGCAAAGTTTCCTGATTACAAAGGCAGCATCAATGTAGATGGAACAGACTACTGGCTATCTGCTTGGATTAAAGTCAGCAAGGACGGAAACAAGTTCATGTCTTTGTCTGTCAAGAATAAGAACGCAGACGCTTCTTTGCAGCCTAAGAAAAAGGTTAAGCAAGAGCAGTTTGATGATCTAGACATGCCGTTTTAAGTTAATAGGGGAAAGCGGATGCTGGATATGGCAAAACCATGTCGCCTCTCGACTAAGTTTTGAGGCAAACAGACGCAGCGAGTACCCACCTAAAGGAGAAAAGTAATGAGTTTAGATAAAGCATGGTTTGGCGGTGCAGTTGAGAAGTTCTTTGGCTCACCAGTATTTAAGTTACACAGAAAAGATAGCCCTCAAACATCAATTGAAGCGGCTGAAGGTGTAGACACCAAGAAGCTAGAAAGTCTTGTCTATGAGGCTATAAAGGGCTTCCCCGATGGGTGTATCTCAGACGAGATACTAGAGATGTATCCAGACTATCCTTATTCATCTATTACGGCTCGGTATCGTGCTTTGTTAGACAAAGGATATATCGAGATCATCGGAACTAAAGTAGGACGCTCTGGTAAAAAACAACGCTTAATGAAAGTGAAATTATGAGTTACGCAAATGTAGAAATGAAGATAATTCAATGGGCAGAGCAAAGGAAAATTATTCCTAATAGCACCCCAGAAACTCAGCTTTTAAAAGCCATGTCTGAACTTGGTGAATTAGCTGATTCAACCATTAAAAAAGATCGAGAAGCAGTTATTGATGCTGTTGGCGATGTAATGGTATGCCTTATCAACTACTGCGCTCTACAAGACTTAAATCTGGTAGACTGCATGGAAGTTGCATACGATCAGATCAAGAATCGTAGGGGTACTCTTTTGCCAAACGGAGTTTTCAAAAAAGACAGTAATTAAGTCTTTTTACCGACACAATCGTAATTTAGGATTTAATTGCAACAATCGGTTGCAATAGGAGAAAACTATGAAATTTGAAATGGATTTTGGTTGGATTGGTAGTGAGAAAATTACAGTTGAAACCTTCGACTTCGAGAAGATTCAAGTCATTCAAGAGTTTATTCAATTTCAAGAGGAAAATGGATGGGCGGTTGAATATGAAGCTATTGAGCCTGATGATGATGAAGAAGATACTGAGGAAGAAGAAGTCGCATCTTTAAGTTTAAATTCTAAAGAAGAACTTTAACTTATAGGTTTACTTTGCCAAGAGATAAAGCCCCACATTGCTAAAGGCGTACCCTGCGTACACAATAGCCATGTGTGGGTTGTCTTTCCATAGCTGTTCTCCAGCTATATAGGCATAAATTGCCCCTGTAAGAATGATTAGCCAAGCGCTCAAAATGCACTCACATCAATAACTTCTCCACGGAACTCAACCATATCCTCGTCAAACTTGTGTACGAGTTCAGGCCACAATAATCTTCCATTAAAGAAGTTAAGTACAGCAAAACCTGATCTGTGGTTGCTTGGATTTAACTCGCCATAAGTGAACTGTGGGCCATCAGTTTCAGCAAGTGTCCCAGTATCTACGCCATATCGAGTGCCGTTGTAGTCATCAAATGGCGTTACCTTTAGAGAGTGTAGGTGTCCAGTTACGATAGAAACACCAGCATTTACAGTATTGTTATGAGTTGCATGTATGCCACCCTTATATCGGTGCTTAATGATGACCTTATTCGTAGGCCAACAAGCCCAACAAAACTCCCAATTAGGAATATGGTCTGTTAACTTAAATCCATGAACATCTTTAAACTGAGGAGCATGTTGAGCTAGTCTATTAGCAAATCTAGAATCATGGTTTCCCCATGTAAATACTAGCTTTACATTGCTTCTCTCAGCTTTAGCTGTTTCCTCGATCTCCTCAAGCGCTGCCTGACAAGCCCTTAGCTCCTGAATGACAGAAGTCTGTGGTAAATCAGAAGCCTCAAAACGACTTATAGACGCTCCATCGAACGCATCCCCGTTACATATCACCGCTTTAGGTTTGAACTCTTGAATAGCCCATAAAAGCCCTTTAAAGGCGGTAGAGCGTTGACTAGGAATAAAGTGGGCATCAGAGAACACAATGATTGTTCCATCCTCTATACCTAAATCAATTTGTTTTAAAGGAGAGAATGATTTTGGTTTTTCATTATCATATTTAAAACCACGATGATCGGAAGCGCTTAATTTGATCTTGTAGTGATCTTCAATCCATCTTCTACGCAAATGAACAGCTCTAACTGAAATTTTAAAATGTTCAGATAGTTTTGTAGCAGACTGAAATCTACCCCATAAGTTGATGAATTCAACATCAGAACAAGTTTCATTATGAGCGCCCATGAACATCCTTTAATAGATTTTCTAAGAGATTGATGACCCTATGCTCTTGCATTTCAATATCCTCATCAGAAGATTTTGGGTCTGTTGCTGTCATTAACAAATCATGCAAGAATACATGAAGCAACTCATGTAGCGCTGTTTTATCAAGACTATCTGGCGTGATCTTTTCAGCGCCAAAGTCACCAAGTCTATAAACAGCAAGCCTAGCGTTCTCATTAAACTCAACAGAGGCCATTGCTTGTTTGGCAGGCTTAATGCCTTTCTCTATTCTCCAGTCACCAAGATTCAATACCTCTTGCCATTTTTTATACTTTTAGCAAAAATCTCAGCATCTTGAATTGTTGGTATGTTTGGCATAAGAAAGATTAAAGTATTTGTCTATGTCAGTTTAATTAAGAAACATAAACTGTTCATCTTTTCTTCTATTTAATAAGCCTTTAAGAACTTTACCGCCAGCCATGCAATACTTCATTAGTTCTTCAGCAGCACCCGCTTTATCGCCTCTGAGCAACTTTTGACGAAGCGTTGAACGCTGCAATGTTCCAAGACCGACATTGAAACTAAAACTAACAAGACAGTCAAACTCCCCTTGTGTAAGAGCAACAGGGCAGAACTTTTCCACTCCACGCTCAAACCTATCAAGGTCGTGTCTAAGAATCCCATTCACTTCTTCCTCTGTTAGTTTTCTATCCCATCCTTCAGGGATAGGCAAATCTTTTCGTTGTTCAATAGTTAACTTGCCATGATTGGGGTCTATTACATGACCCACGCCAACTGTCCACAATTTTGCTGGGCATTGATATGGCTTAAATCTCACACCTTCATGGTGCTTAATCATAGCAATGGCTTTGTCAGATACTTTCATGACTTGCCAAATGCACGGCCACCAAAGTGAAAAGTAATGATGGCCGCAAACATAATCCGTGTGTCTTCATCCCATAACATGTTAGCCATGTCATTAAATGGAGCATCAGTTCTCCATCCATGAATAAAGATACCAATGTCAATCAGGACTAGCAACAAGAAAAATCCCATTGTCAGCAATGAACGAGTGGCGGCTCTCAAGTTAGTGACCCATACAGACGCTCCCTTGCCGATTTCTACATCATGGGCATATAAAGCTTGCATCTCAGCTTGTTGCGCTCCTATGACCGCCTGAGTGGTCTGCGCTGTGGTCTGTATCTCAATCTGATCCGTGTGAATAGCCTCGATGCGTTCTTGGGCTTCTAGCCCTGCTTTTTTGAGTTCTAGTTCACGCTCAATTTGCATACGAGCCATGTCTAGTTCATGTTTCTTATCGGCTCTATCTTGAAAGAACTCTAGAAACTTAGGTGTTCCAGACATTAGAAATGAAATCAAAGTTGACAGTAGGGTTAGCATTATTTAATTCCAATCTTTCCAAGTAATAGGTTTACGATTTTGTCGGATAAATCGTTTGGCAGAAATTTAAGAAACCCAAGAAAATAAAGCGCCACACAACCATACACAATGATTTTAAGTGCGAGGTCAAATGTTTTTGATACTCATTCATCTACCACACCTTGCATGTTTACAGTAATCTTGAAACTCACTTAGTCCTACAGCAACTGCTAAACCAAACAAAATCAAAATAAAAGCGCCAGCAACAATCTGCATTTGCTCTGCTTCTTTTTCCTTTTTCTTCTTTGCTTCTTCTTTAGCTTGTCTAGCAGCATGGGCATCTTCAATGTCCATCAACTGCGCTCTTTCTTTAATCTTGTTCCAAACATCAACTTTGCCAGATTGCATGAATAGCAATTGCAATTCAGCCTCAAATGCTCTGGTTTGTTCTAGCGCCATCTCAATCTGTAGAGCCTGACCCATGTTAGAGCCACCAGACCTTTTGGCCTCTACCATTGCTTTAGTAGCAACAGACTTAGCGTCAAACATCTTGCCAATCATGGGCGCAAGGCCACCAATATCGTTGGCTACCTTACTGGCCTTCTTGACCATTGTGATGGCTTTTTGTAAACCATCTAATGCGCTGATTGGGTCAATCATTTTCGCTCTACCTTTTTCCACTCTAAGCAATAGACCCTGCGATTAAAAACATCGCCTGTCCATGCCCATCTAATGCATCGGTACTCCGCTGCTTGTAGTGTTAGTACAAGCACCCAACTCATTCGTTATACCAACCAGATTCTTTACGAGCTAACTTCAAGTGTTGATGCTTAAACCAGATATTCGCTACAAGACCAATAAAACCAATTAGAACACCGCAGATAGCACCGAACTCATTGGCTGTTAAACCAAAGAAAATAGCGCTTCCTGCTCCTCCATAGGTTGCTACTGAGGATGCTTTAGTCGCTACTGCTGATGCAACTTCTGCGGTGTGCTGTTCCATTTTATGCCTCTGGGGTTTCCAATGATTCTTTGAGCATCTTAAAGAAGGCGTCCCTGCCAACTTGAAGTTGATCGACCGAAAACTTAGCAGAATTTAACTTGCGGTCAAGGTCTGCTGTATGGTTTAAAAGTAATTTTTGTTGTTCAGTAAATGTATCCAATGGATAATCTACGCCATCTATCGTCACGATCTGGGGGTTAGTATCTTTGCCCATTTCAGTCCTTTAATGTGCCACTAAGTTCAGGTAGTGGCTTCCTGATAAATTATTCAGCAGACCAAGGAGTTCCGCTCTGTTTTACAGGATTCTTCAACAACTCAATCTGAGCCGCCAAAGATGCCTCTGTCGCGTCTTTATCTACTGATTCCCATACCCAACCCAATACAGTAGCTTCTGTGAGGTTTGCATAGGGAATTGTAGGAGTGCCTTCAGCCCATGAAACAGTTGCGTAGGAAGAGGCAGAGTGTTCTCCGTCTGTTGCTGTGCAAGTCCAATGTGCTGTGGTGACAAAGCCATCGGCTGTGTTGCTGTCTAGGTTTGTGATTTTCCAAGTTACTGACATGATTGTTTCCTTTTAAAAGATTAGAGTCCTGCGTCTGCAAGGCGTTTACGGAGAGATTGAATTTCAGCCCACATTACAGGGATAAGGGCAGAAGCATCCATTTGCTGATAGACAGGGTTTCCGTCTGCGTCTACTGCATCTTTTTCACCAGTATGTGCATACTCAGGTGTTTCGTGAGCAATAAACATAGGACGCTCTTGTGTAGCGCCTTTCATCTTGCCCATGTAAACAGGAGTAGAGTCAATCAATGCACCGCTACCAGTTACAGGGCCATAAATATCTTTTGCTCTGTAGTCTGATGTTGTTCCATAAACAATAAGACCAGCACTTCTGTTATAGCTTATACCACCTCGTTCTGTAAAAGTCGCTTCAGTAGCAAACGATATAAAGGCATTGTTTGTTGAAGTTGCTTTATTCCAAAATTCACCAACTTGTGCGCCACCACCTCCCTCATTAGCAAATGATGCAGCAACATATGTTCCAGCTGGAGCTAAAACAGAAATTCCTCTCCTATTACTAGAAGAAACAAGAGGACTCGTAGTACCCACTAGCAAATTACCAGATGAGTCTATACGGGCGCGTTCGGTGTTGCTTGTACCAAATGCAAGTGTTCCTGTTGAAGGAGTAAGTAGCGTTACACCAGACGAGCAGTTAATTGCAAAGTCAGCATCTGTTGTATTTGAAAAGAAACCTTTGTTACCATTTCCTGATTTAGATACTGTTAATGTCCCATTAGCGCTAGTAGTACCGACCAGCAAATTCCCGCTGGAGTCGATACGGGCGCGTTCTGTGTTGGCTGTGCCGAAACGCAGAGCTTGACTTGTTGCAACAAAAATATATGGCCCACCATTTGCCGCACTAACACCCATGTAAAGTTGTTGTGCTTCAGATGAGTCTTGAATTTGAAGAACATCTGCATTATCCGAGGCCGCTTTGATATGTAGCCTTGTTGTTGCGGATGTGCGTCCGATTGCAAGATTTCCACTCGCATCCAGCGTCATCGCCTGAGTGAAGGTAATGGCGTTTCCTGCTGTGCCTGAGCCTGCTGTGTACCAAACGTGCTGACCGTAAGCGTTTTCTTGTTGAGAATAGCGTGTAGCACCTCCTGACGTAATAGCGTATTTCCACCCGCCGTTATAGTACGCATTGGAAGTAATCTCCAAATCCGTACCATTGCCAGAAATGGCGTTTTGCCCTATCTGAAGCGGTTTATACGTTGCCCACGCACTCGGAGTCACCCCGAGGCCGAG